GCAAGCCATGACCCTCACTGAAACCATAAAGCTCCGTCTGCGCCAGGCCCCTCTCATGGGCCAGCGCCTGGGGCGACGCGTCCACATTACCGTGGACGGAAAGGCGGCCGAGCTCCGCATGGGCTGGATCATGGCCGACGGATCGGCCATGATGCCGGTCAACCCCGAGGACAAGACGCTCGTGCCGGAGCTGGCGGACGCAGTCATACCGCCAGGAGTCGGCGTCAACGCATGGACCGCGATCGACGATACCGTCGACGTGATCGACACGCCCACGATCGACGAGGTCATGGCTGCCGCACGACTTGTCGGCGCCACGCACGTGGACAAACAGCAGGACAAATCCGGTCGCGTGCGCGCATATGTCATGGTAGGCGTTGGAGGTGATAAAAAAATCAAAAATAATTTCAAAAAACACTTGACATAGTCCGAAATTCGGACTACACTACATACATGGATTGCGAAGAGCATCCACCGCCCCGGCGGAACCGGGAGTCCAGACAGGAGCAAGCAATGACAACAGCGTATGAAGTGTTCGAAGCCGTGTTCGACACGGCAAACGACATCCCGGAAGAAGTGCTGGCCTCGAGGGAGGCCCTCGTCGAACAGATCGATGACTACGCGTTCAACGCGATGGATATCAACCTGACAAAAGAGGTGGCGGAAAAGATCGCGGATGCCTACATCTCGTACGAGGGCCTCGACGAAGAGGGCGGCGCGTACGAGAACGCGTACTACTACAAAGTAATCGAGCCGCTCTCGGAGATCGAGGTATGACGGAAACCGTGCTTGTCAACGGGCGCCTGGTAAGCGCCAACGACTACCAGGCGCAGGCTGGCGGCGCCGCGGGCGCTGTCGATCCGGGGGCCGCCCATGTGGTGGCGGACGAAATGCGCCGTGACCACGCATTCGCGGCGCGCGCATATTGGGCGAGGGCCTACGTCGCGCTGTCCGAACGTCGGTGGAACGCGATGCGGGCATGTGCGGCCCAGGCGCGGGCAGCACAGGAGGCAGCCAGCCCGGAGGGCGTCCTGCTTGCCGCAATTTTCGGCGGCTGCGCCCAGCCCGCAGACCCCGGCGCGGTAGCCCGGGGACGGGAAATCCCCGAGGATCTGGCTGCGCAGGCCCGGCGGGCGGTCGTGTCGGAAATGGACCGGTATGCTGCCGCAGCACGGGAGAAAAGGGCCGCGGCAGAAGAGTCCCGGAGGTCCGAGAGGGCCGCGGCACGTCGCGCCGCCGACCGGCAGCGCGATGCAGAACTGCCCCAGATCGGGGCGATTGTTACTGTGCGCGTGCCGTACAAAATGAAAAAAACGCGCCGGCGGGCGCGTGGGAATCGTGGATCTGGAGCAGGCCGGGGTGTATGCGCTCATCGAGTGCGAGCATCCGGTCGCAGACGGCGCGCGGCTGCGCGTTGTTAGTCAAAAATGTGTGCGCAGCTACGGGCTGCGCGTAGAACTGCAAGGGGAAAAAGAATGATCTTGAATTTAACTCAACACATCGCCACAGACGAACAGGTCGCCCAGGGTGTCGTCGATCTGCCGGAGGAAACCCGGCAGGTCCTCACCGATCTGCTGACGTTCGGCGACTTGCCGGACGCGGAGGAAATCGCGGCTCGGGCGCACGACGTGGCCGAGCTGGCGTGCCACAACAATCTTGGCCCCGACGACGGGGACGACCCGCAACCCGCGTCCGCAATGATCGGCGGAGCCCCGTACCTGATGGGCGCTCTCGAAAGAGAGCTGTACGCCCGGGGAATATCTCCGGTATACGCATTCTCCCGGCGGGAGTCTGTCGAGCGCACGGATCCTGACGGGAGCGTCAGGAAAATCAACGTGTTCCGGCACGTTGGTTTCGTGTCTACCGCGCTGCAAGGTTCCGGCAAGGGGGTCGCATGAAAGTCGAATTCAAAACCCGCGACGACGCAAACACGTTTGTCGCAAACTACGGAATCACAGACTGGACCTGGAGCGGCAGCGCGAGCGCCGCGGGGTTCGCGAACTATCTGTGGGAGCGTTATTCCGGAGTCAATGATCCGGAATATCCGAACGAGCGACGGGACGACTATGCAGACGCTGACGATGCGCTGCGCGCTTATCTCTCAGCCGAGGGGGAAAACCCAGCAGATTACGGGCTCTGAAATGGGTGACGCCATCATCCATATCCGCACCACGCGCGAGCGCAAGGCGCGCTGGGTGAAACAGTCACAAAGCCAGAGTCAAAAGCTGAGCGACTGGATCATCCAGCGCGTGGAGCGCTCGGATGACGGCGCCCCGCCCGTGCGCACGGGCGAGGATCTGCGGGCATGGCAGGCCCGGCATGGGCTCACTTACGATACCGCTGCGGCCGCTCTAGGAATGGGCCGGACTACGTATTGGGAACACCTGCAGCGCGCTGAGCTGCCGCGCGTTGTGCAACTGGCGTGCGGGGCGCTGGAGGCCAGGGCATCAAAGTCGTGACAATTCGCCAGGAGCCGTGCCCCATCATGCCGCCACTGTGCGGCATTTTTGTTTGCTGTGGTGTGGACCCTGTATAGGGTTTGCGTCGGATTCCGATGACTGGGAGCATTGCGCCATGGCCAATGAAACAAAGACGCTGCGCAGCACCGATTGGGAAGCTATCGAGGCGGACTATCGCGCTGGTGTGAAAACCCTGCGTGAGATAGCTGGCGAGCATGGCATCACGCATGGAGCGATCAACAAGCGCGCCAAGCGTGACGGGTGGACGCGTGATCTTTCGGCGAAGATTCGCGCGCGGGCCGAGGATCTGGTATCCAAGAACGTGGTATCCACGGCGGTATCCAAAGAGGCCAAGGTATCCAGCGACGAGGCGGTCATTGCAGCAAATGCACAGGCAATTGCCGATGTTGTGTTGTCGCATCGGGCGAATATCGCGGATGCGCGCGCGGTTGGCATCCGCCTGCTGGCGGAGCTGAAGCAGGAGACCGATCCCGACACGCTGACAGCGTTGCAAGACCTGGGCGAGATGTTGCGCAATCCAGATGAGCGTGGCGTTGACAAGCTGAGCGACCTGTATCGGAAGGTCATCAGTCTGCCGGGCCGGACCAAGGTGCTGCGCGACCTGGGAGACACACTACAAAAGCTAGTCCAGCTGGAGCGCCAGGCGTACAACATGGACGACAGGGACAAGGGAGCGGAGAGCGCGGCACCACGGATGACGAATGTGGATCGCGCGGTGCGATTGGCTCGCTTGCTCGGCGGGCCCGACAAGGCAGCCGACATTCTGACCGCAATGCTGGAGGCGCAGAAGTCATGAACATGCGCCCTCTCATCGAAATGCTGGGTGGGCTCTCGCCCGAGAGCGTCGAGGAACTGGATCAGATCCTCACGGCCGGGCAGGAGGGGCCTTGGGTGCCGCAGCCTGGTCCGCAGACGCAAGCCTATGAATCCGAGGCGGACATCCTGTTTTACGGCGGGTCGGCCGGAGGCGGAAAAAGCAGCCTTCTGCTGGGGCTAGCGCTGACGGCGCAGCGACACAGCATCATCTTCCGACGCGAGGCGGTCCAGCTAGTGGGGCTGCTGGAGGACATGACGCGGATTATGGGCTCCCGGACTGGCTTGAATGCCACGCCTGGCAACATCATTTGGCGGTTGCCGGGTGGAAGCATTCTGGAGTTCGGGTCTGTGAAGGAGCCCAACGACTGGATGAAGTATCAGGGCCGGGCGCATGACTTCAAGGGGTTTGATGAGATTGCTCACTTCACGGAGACGCAGTTTCGTGCGTTGATCGGCTGGCTACGGACGACCGTGCCCGGCGTGCGTCAGCGAGTGGTGTGTGCGGGGAACCCGCCGACGACTGCCGAGGGTGAGTGGGTCAAGCGATTCTGGGCGCCGTGGCTGGATCCACAGCATCCAGATCCGGCCAAGCCGGGCGAGCTGCGTTGGTATGTGACGGGCGAGGATGGCAAGGACCTGGCGGTTCCCGGGCCGGATCCGGTTCATGTGGGCGACGACATGATGGTGCCCAAGAGCCGGACTTTCATCCCGAGCAACGTGGACGACAACCTGTATCTGGTGACCACGGGCTACAAGTCCACGCTTCAGGCGCTGCCGGAGCCTTTGCGCAGCCAGATGCTGCGCGGCGATTTTTCGGCCGGCGCCAGTGATCCGGTGTGGCAGGCGATACCGACGGCATGGATCAAGGCGGCGCAGGAACGCTGGGAGCCACGTACTGACAAGGGTGTGATGACCGCGGTCGGGTTCGACCCGTCTCGCGGCGGCGAGGACAAGAGTTGCGTGGCGCGCCGGCATGGCCAGTGGGTTGACGAGCTCGTATCTGCGCCTGGCACACTGATCACAGATGGGCCGTCGGCGGCCGCGTTTGTGTTGCCGCTGGTGCGTGATGGCGCTTGCGTTTGTCTGGATTCGATTGGTATCGGATCCAGTGCACTGGACTTTCTGCGCGGCCTGGGTGTGAATGTGCTGGCTGTCATCGGCTCGGAGAAGTCCGACTGCATGACGCAGGCGGGGAATTTGTACTTTCGGAACCGACGCGCGGAGATGTACTGGCGCTTGCGTGAGGCTCTGGATCCGGCGCGACCGGGCGAGCCGCTGGCGCTGCCGCCGGATCAGGAGCTGCTGAGCGACCTGGCAGCGGTTCGGTACAAGGTGGTGACGATGGGCCGTGTCGCAGCCCTGCAGATGCGCAGCAAGGATGAGGTGCGCGAAGTGCTTGGACGCAGCCCGGACAAGGGTGATTCGGTGGCGATGACGTTTGTCCAGGGCATACCGGCGCCGGGTGCGACGAGATACGACTACGTGGAAGCGCCACCCCCCATAGTGGTTTGAGGTAGACCGATGACTGACAACGCAACGATCGAGGCGGTGGACAGTATGGACGGCAATGTGCCGTTGACGCTGGCCGAGTATCGAGAAATCCATGAGGAAATCGACAATCAGCAGCGCGCGTGGCGGCCGATTGCGGATAAGGAGCTCGATTACGCCGAGGGCAATCAGCTCAACACCGATTTGCTGGATGCGCAGCGTAAGCTGGGGATTCCCCCGGCCATGGAAAACCTGATCGGCCCGGCTCTGGAGGGGATTCGCGGCTATGAGAAGGCGACGCGGACGGACTGGCGCGTGACCGCCAACGGGCAGCCCGATGGCAAAGATGTGGCGGAAGCGATCAACTTCAAGCTGAACGAGGCAGAGAGGCACAGCCGGGCCGACGCTGCCTGCAGTGACGCGTTCTATCCGCAGATAGCGGTGGGCTTGGGCTGGGTTGAGGTCAGCAGGAGCGATGACCCCTTCGGGTATCCGTACAAGTGTCGGGCGGTCAACCGCAACGAAATCTATTGGGACTGGTCGGCAGAGGCTCCGGATTTGAGCGACGCGCATTGGCTGCGACGCCAGCGATGGATGCGTCCGGACCGGCTGATCCGGGTGTTTCCGGAGCACAAGGATCTGATTGTTCGGTTTGGCCGGTTTGGAACGAACTGGTGGAATCAGGATGAATCGCTGTACGGTGGTGGATCGACGGGGTTGAATCGCGCGTTTGATGTTGCTAGGTCTTGGACGGTGGCCGAGGATCGATGGTTCAACCCGTTCAACAAGGAGATCTGCGTCACAGAGCTGTGGTATCGACGCTGGTGCGATGTGACGGTGCTCAAGAGTCCGGACGGCCGGGTGGTCGAGTACGACGAGAACAACGAGGCGCATGTGTATGCGCTGGCGAGGAATCTGGTGCAGGTACGCAGGGTGGTGGTGCCGCGGGTCCGGCGCAGCTACTGGCTTGGTCCGCACCAGCTGTTCGATGGTGAGACGCCCTACACGCACCGGCATTTCCCTTATGTTCCGTTCTGGGGGTTCCGGGAGGACAACACGCGGGTGCCGTTCGGCTATGTGCGCGGCATGCTGTACCAGCAGGACACGCTCAACAGTGGCAACAGCCGGCTGCGCTGGGGCATGAGCGCGTACCGGACCACGCGCACCAAGGGCGCCGTGGCGATGACGGACGAGGTGTTCCGGCGCACCATCGGACGCCCGGACGCGGATATTGTGCTGGACCCCAGCCACATGGGGCAGCAGGGCGCGATGTTCAAGGTCGAGCGCGATTTTCAGCTGAATGCGCAGCAGCTGCAGATGCTGAATGACGCGCGCAACGCGATCGAGCGTGTGAATCCGGCGGCCGCTGGCGCATTTTCCGGCCGGCGCGGCACGGCGACCAGCGGTCTGCAGGAACAGACACAGGTGGAGCAGGCGAATCAAAGCCTGGAGCACATCATGGACAACTTCCGGCGTGCGCGTACCCAGGTTGGCGAGATGTTGATGTCGATGCTGGTACAGGACATGGGGCGCGAGCAGCACACGGTTGTGATCGAAGGTGATGCGGTGCGTCCGGGGCGAACCGTCGTGGTGAATAGCCCGGAAGTGGATGAGTCCGGGTATCCGTACCTGAGCAACGACCTGCAGCGCACGCGGCTGCTGGTGGGTCTTGAGGATGTGCCAAGCACGAATACCTACCGCGGACAGCAGCTCAATGCGATGTCCGAGGCCGTGAAGTCGCTGCCGCAGGATGTTCAGGTCGCGGTGTTGCCGTTCCTGGTCAGTCTGATGGATGTGCCGTTCAAGGATGAGGTGGTGGAGGCGATTCGGTCCGTGGGTGGACGGGAGTCGCCGGAGCAGATCGAGCAGCGGATCCGGCAAGCGGTACAGGACGCGCTGGCCAAGGCCAACAACGATATCAGGCTGCGCGAGCTGGCGCTGAAAGAGCGCAAGGCCGATAGCGAGATAAAGAACCTGGACGCCAAGGCGGTGCAGATCGGGGTGCAGGCCGCGTTCTCTGCCATGCAGGCGGGCGCACAGGTGGCGCAGATGCCGATGATTGCGCCGATTGCCGATGGGGTGATGGCGGGTGCCGGATACCAGCGCCCCAATCCCGCGGGAGACGATCCGAACTTCCCTCAGCCGGGTGCGCAGGCCGCCATGGACATCCGCAGTCCGTACATGCAGGGGCAGGGCGCGGAGCCCGGGAGCGAGCAGCTGCCGGAGATGGCCGAGGTCCATCGGAACACCAGCCCGACGTTCCCGCCGGTTCCGGAAGACGGCGGCTCGCCGATGCAGGGGATAGAGACTGCGAGCACGTCGGATAACCTGCCGGGGTAACCCCGGTTGCCCTCGGATCTGGCCCGCCTCGGAGCGGGCTTTTTTGTGCAACCCGCTATAGGGTTTGCTTCCGCGCGACAACCCCTTGACACTGCTTTTCAAGCGGCGCAAGCCGTGAAGCCACGCAGAAATGCGTGATCGCGACCCCAGGCGGCCACGGCGATATGTGGCGGGAAAGCAAATGACTATAGACGAGGACTTCTATTCCAATCTTGACGGCGCACTGACGCCGGAGCAGGCGGCCCAGGTCATGGACCAGGATCCGCAGGGCGATACCGCAGTGGCTGAGAAGCTCGAAGCGGAAAACGGTGGCGCGCCCGAGACCACCACTGCAACGGATGACGCCGGACAGGACGATCAAGGCAAGACCACTGAGGCAAAAGCGGAAGGCGAAGAGCCGGAAGGGGATGCCGCAGCAAAGCCCGAGGCGAAGGGGGAAGGCGAAGAGCCGGATCCGGACAAGGCCGTGGTGCTGGCGAGGGACGGTGTTCACACCATTCCATACGAGCGCCTGGTCGAGGCACGCGAGGGCGAGAGAAGGTGGCGTGAGCAGGCGCAGGCTGCACAGGAGCAGCTGAAATCTCTGCAAGAGCAGGCGCAGGCGCGGGCGGATGCTGGGCAGGAGCCGACGAAGACCGACAACATGGTGGCGCAAGCCGAGAAAGCCATGGAAGCGGGCGTGCCGGCAGATCTGTTTGGTGATTTCTCCGAAGAGGCGCTGGCCGCGGGGATTCAGAAGCTGGTGGAGCTACAGGTGACGCAGCAGGTTCAGACGCACATTCAGTCGGCGCTTGCGCCGCTGCAGGCGAAAGAGCACGAGCGCGAAGCCGATGCGCACTATGCCGTCATCCTGGGCAAGCACCCCGATGCCGATTCCGTCGTGCAGAGCCGGGAGTTTGCGCAGTGGGTGGGCCAGATGCCGAGTGCATTTGCCGCCGCCACCTGGAAGCTGTTCGAGGTGGGGTCTGCCGAAGAGATCGTGGAAGTGTTCGACGCGTTCAAAGGGCGCGACGGACAGAAGACCTCTGGTGATGCCGCATCCGCGAAGGAAGCGGCGAAGAAGGCTGTGGAAAACGCCAAGGCCGAAGCACCTGCCAGTCTGTCGGAGATCCCCGGTGGACATGCGGCAGGTGCTTCGGCCCTGGACAACACAGCGGACATGACAGGCCCAGAGATGCTGGCGGCGACCGCCAATATGTCGCCGGAGCAGATCGAGGCTTGGCTTAACCGTCAAATCTAACCGGAGGCTGAAATGCCAAGCAAAACCAATGTTCAATACGGCGCCAAGGGCGCCATGATCCAGCAGGCAGTCGGTGTCTTCAACCAGGCCATGCAGCGCAATACGCAGCTGCGTCACCTGACGGGCAAGATGCCCACGGTCGGTGAGGCCGCGGCTGCGCTGAACTCCAACCAGTCGAGCACCAGCATGCCGATTGTGCGGGCGGACAATCTGTCGAAGAAAGAAGGCGACGAGATCACGTTTCACCTGGACCAGCCGATCGGCGCGTATCCCATCATGGGTAGCGCGTATGCCGAGGGCAAGGGTGTGGGCATGAGCTTTGATGAGGCCCGGCTGCGCGTCAATCAGGCACGTTTCCCGATCGACACGGGCAACACCATGAGCGATCTGCGCAGCCCCTACGACATGCGCCGTCTGGCCCGCCCGAAGGCGCAGCGCCTGATGAACGACTACCTGGATCAGTCCATTCTGGTGCATCTGTCCGGCGCGCGCGGCTTCCACAACCACCGCATGGAATGGCGCGTGCCGCTGGCCGGCCACCCCGATTTCGCCCAGGTCATGGTGAACCCGGTGCGGGCGCCGTCCCGCAACCGGCACCTGATTGCCACGAGCGGTGTCATCGGCGAGTTCAAGGCGAACGGGGGCGAGGTGGATATCGATTCCACGGACCTGATGAGCATGGATGTCATCGACGCCGTGCGCGAGTGGGCCGATTCGACCCCGCTGCCCCCGCCTCCGGTGGAGTTCCCCGGCGACGTGGCGGCGACTGACAGCCCGATCCGGGTGCTGCTGGCTTCGCCGGCGCAGTACAGCGCGTTTGCCACGAACACGCAGTTCCGCACTTTCCAGGCTGCGGCACATGCGCGGGCGCGGCTGGCCAAGGATCATCCGCTGTTCCTGGGCGAGGCAGGTCTGTGGAATGGGATTCTCATTCTGAAGAACCCCAAACCGATCCGCTTCTACGCAGGCGACCCGATCAACTACTGCGCGAACTACGACAGCGACAGCGAAAGCACGGCGACGGTGCCGGCCAGCTTCGGAACGGACTTCGCCATTGATCGCGGCATCCTGCTGGGCGGCCAGGCGCTGGCCATGGCCTTCGCGCAGTCCCGCCATTCGGGCATCCCTTTCTTCTGGTCGGAGAAAGAGATGGACCACGGCGACAAGCTGGAAGTGCTGATCGGCGCTGTCTGGGGAGCATCCAAGATCCGCTGGCTGGTGGATCACGGTGACCACAAGGAGGTGACCGACCACGGGGTGACGGTGCTCGACACGGCCGTCAAGATCCACAAGGCACGTTCGTAATGGACGCGGGGCCGGCAACCCCGGCCCATTCCCTGAAATTCATTGGAGCATGAGATGGCAACCATCACTCAAAACACTGTTGGCGCGAACCAGTTTGGCGGCGCCACCCCTTATGGCAACCTGACCACGATCCGGGCGACGCTGGAGACCGGCGCGAGCGGCGGCTCGACGAACGGCAGTTCGGCTGATCCGATCACCGCCGGCGATGAGGTTGTTCTGGCGGAACTGCCCGAGGGCATGGTCCTGGAGGACGCGCAGATCGTTGTGTCCACCGGGATGTCCAGCGGTGTGACCGGCAAGCTCGGATTCAAGTACGTGGACGGTGTGGACAGCAGCGACGTTCCGCAGGACGACGACTACTTCTTTTCGGGTCAGAGCCTGAGCGCGACCGCACGGGAACGCACGTCTTCGACTGAGGCGCCGGTGAAGCTGCCCAAGCCGGCGTATCTGGTCCTGACGGTCGCAGGGGCGGACAACGAGAAGGCGTCGCGCATCGACTTCATTGTGCATGGCGAGCGTATGGGGCCCGCCTGATCGGGAGACGGGGAGGGGACTCCCCGTTTTTCCGCAGGACAACAGGAGAGATAAATGGCCACCATCATCGTGAAGTACAAGGGTTCGCGAAGCCCGTTTGTCGATCACATCTACTCGACCGGCCTGACGTGGATGCCGAACGAGAACCGGGAGCTGCCTGCCGAGATTGCGCACAAGTTCTTGCATCACTCGGATGTGTTCGAGGAATTCGTGCAACCACCCCCGCCCGAGGAAGAGGAAGAGGACCAGCGCGAGCCGGTTGCCAGTGACACGGATGCGCAACTCGCGGCGGCCCAGGCCGAGCGAGATCAGCTGCGCGACGGCGAGGATGCGCGTTACATCCTGATGGATGAGATCGACCGCATGGACAAGCAGACCCTGGTGAACTGGGCCAGCGACAACTACCGTCAGAAGCTGGACAAGCGCAAGGGTGTTCGCGCCTTGCGTGACACGGTGAAGGGCTTCGTGGATCAGTACGGGATGCCCTGACATGGACCTGCGGCAGTTGATCGATGCGTACCGTCTGCTGGCCCATGACCGGCTGGCCCCGTATTTCTGCGATGACGATGCGTTGGCCGGTTGGCTCAATGAGGCCGAACAACAGGCGTGTGTGCGCGGTCGGTTGCTTCTGGAAGAGTCGGATCAGGATGTCTGCCACATCACGCTGGCACGGGGGCAAGCGGTGTATCCACTGCATCCCAAGCTGTACGAGATCGTGAGCGCGCGCATCACCACGACATCGGGCCGGCCGCGCTGCGTCCGCCTGGTGTCACGCGAGTGGCTGGACGCGAATATCAGGGATTGGCGGACACAAGACGGGCCGGTGGTCTGGGCGGTGCAGGGTGAAACCAGCATTCGTCTCTCGGGCGAGCATGAGGATGGCGACAGCCTGGACATGGATGTCTACCGCCTGCCGCTGCAAGACATGGTGCTGCCGTCCGACCCGCCGACGCCGGGCGAGAGGGTGTCTCCGGAGATCCACGAGGCGAGTCATTCGCGCCTGGTGCAGTGGGCTCTGTATCGGGCCTTCAGCATTCCGGATGCTGAATTATTTGATCCGACGCGATCGGAACAGGCGCGGATGGAGTTCGAGCGCTATTTCGGGCCGCTACCGGATAGCGACATGCGGCGCATCACGCGTGAGGATGTTCCGCATCACAACGAGCTGGTGCTGCCGTGACAAGCAAGCGGCACCTTGTATCACAACGCGGCCGGCGCGCCGCAGGATGACAGAGGTAATCCATGGCTGACAGAAGCTACCCCAAGGGCATGCAGCGCATCCTGGCGGGCTCCATTGATTTCGCGAACGACGACATTGCGGTCGGTCTCGTCTCCAATTCCTACACCTACGACGTCACGCACGAGTTCGTCAGCGATTTGGGGGCGCTGGTCGGCACGGCGGTCACGTTGGATTCGGTTGCCATCGCGGGCGGCGTTTTGGACGCAGATGAAGCCGACTTCGGCAACATCGCACCGGGCAGCACGATCAAGGCCGCGGCGATTTTCAAGGACACGGGCAACCCGTCCAACTCGCCGTTGCTGGCGTACATCGACAGCCCGCTGGGATTGCCGCTGGCTACCAACGGCGGGGATGTGGTGGTGCCCTGGGACCCGGGTGCGAAGAGGATCTTTCGGCTGGGCCTGCCGTTCTTCCCCAAGGGCGCAGAGAAGACCTTGGCCGGCGCGATCGACTGGGGCAGCGACGACCTCAAGATCGCGCTCATGCCGTCCAGCTACACGTACAACGCGGCGCACGAATTCCTGGATGATGTGTCCGCGGCAATTGGAAGTCCCAAGGCGCTCAGCGGTGTCAGCATCGTCGGCGGCGTGTTCGATGCGGATGACGTGGACACCGATGCGCTGACCGCAGGCAGCACGATTGGCTCTGCCGTGATCTACAAGGACACGACTGACCCGTCCACATCCCCACTCCTGCTGCACGTATCCCCGGTCACTGGCTTCCCGTTTGTGACGAACGGCGGCAAGCTCAAGATCGAGTGGTCCAACGGTGCGGCCAAGATATTCTCTCTGGTGGTGTAATGGCGCGCGAATACTTTTCCAACAATGCTGTAAGTGCTCTTGCTGTCGGCATAGATGACGAGGAAGAGTACATTGAGCTGAATCATGAGACGGCGGACCTCTTTATGTCCCAAGGCGAAGGGGACGGCTGGTTCCAGCGGCTGACCATCACGAACGACGAGATCCCGGACGAATACGAGATCGTCATTGCCGAGGGGTGGTCCTATCAGAACAGCGATCTCTTGAAGGTCACGCGCGGCGTCGAAGACACGAGCCCGCGCAGTTGGCCACAGGGCTCCACAGTGTCCGCGCGGGTGACTGCTGGGATGCTGCGGGAGATGGGTGGCAAGCTGGTGCCGAACAACGATGACAGATCTCAAGATTACAGCACGTCAAGCGGTCGGCTGGTCATCAACAGCTTCGTGCACGACGTTTACGCGCCGTCGCTGCTCATTGGTGGCGTTCCAGTCGTGCCGCAGCAGTTCAACCTTCAGCCTTGGGATGGCGCGGATGATTTCGAAGTCTCCGCGTTTTCGCGTGATGCGATCGGCGCAACGCCGTACTACGAGATTGGTGATGCGGCGCCGGACACCTGGACGCAGAACGAAAGCTACGGGCATTGGGGCATCGTGAAGTCACCGCCGGCCGCGGGCGGCGAGTATTACGTTCTCGACCTGAATCCCGGCGTTGACTGGCACACGTCGCGTACCGAGCCAAACTGGGGCGCGGACCGCGATGAAGCGGTGGACAACGACAACCACGAGGGGTACTGGTACAAGATTCCGGCACCTGATGGCTTTGCCGTGCAGGCGCTCATGCCGAATGCAACTTGCGCGTTCGTCGTGACCGAGGTTGGGTTCATTTGCCATGAGTACGGCGCGTCGTCGCCACCGAAGATCTCGGCGGGCACCGACGAAGACGGCACGCTGTTCGCCAACGGCGTCACGGCGAGCACGATCACGGCATCAGGAACGATATTCCGCGTTCCAGTCAACGACGGCGCCATTGTGCCTCCAGGTGGCAGCTTGGTGTTCGCTGTCCATACGCCGGCCGCAAGCGGCACGTGCAAGGGGCGCTTCTACTGGCGCGGATTCTTCCTGGAAGGCCAAATCCCCGTCGTGTGAGGGCAGAGCTTCATGTCGTACCCGATCATCAACGGCGCGCCGATTAACGAAGAAGGGGACGGCAGCGGCCCGCGCCTGGGGCATGCAGACGGCATTGATCTGGTATCGTGGGAGCTGGCTTCCGGATACGCGCTGACGAGCGTGCCCGAGGGTCCAGTAGCGCTCAAGCTGGGTGAGATTACCCGCATCTTGCACAACACGGACAAGTATCTGGAGCCGGTCGGGATGGACCTGGTGCAGTACGATCCGCCCGTTGTATCCATAGACGTGGCCGGGCCGGAAGACCAGGTGGCGCTGGAGATCGGGAAGCCCGTCAAGATCCGACTTGGCACGGACCGGGCGATCCCGGTTGCAGGGCGCGACTTGGTTCGCGTGGGGACCGTGAACGCTCTGTACGAGCAGCCCGGCGGCAACAGCACGGTAGCCTTCCCGGGCGCGCGTCCATTTGAACTTGGTGCGCCGGCCATCGCGCGTGGGCCGGTGGCGGTGCAGGCCGGCGACGCCGAGCCGCTTGAGTTTGGCGGCGCGGAGGTCCGTGTCACGGTGCGGCCGGCCGCGGGCTCGCCGTTGGAGTTTGGTGACATCGCGATTGCAGCGCGCGTCGGTGCGGCACCTGCAGAGCCTCTGGAGTTCGGCGTTGCTCAGATCATGCTGAAGCTGGTGGCGTCGGCAGGCCTGGACCTGGTGAGCGCCGGTACGCCTCAAATCTACATCGACGACTACGCGGTCCAGGCGGCCGGCGTGGTGGCTCTGGAGTTCGGCGGCGCGGGCGCCGTGGACGGCGTGGCCCGTCCGCGGTCGTTCATGCCGCTGGCCGTGGGTCGCCCGAGCATTGACCGGGGGCTGACGTGTTGAAGTTCGACGAGTTCACCGGCATCAACAACGTCACGCCCGAGGCGCGGCAGTCAGGATCGGACCTCTCGCGCGCGCGCAATGTGGACGTTGGACTGACGCGAGAACTGCGTGCTCGCACGGGCTACCGCACGCTGTCCGAGCGCTGCCACAAGAATCTGTGGCAGGCTGCGGGCTTCATGCTGTTCACCGAGGGCGGGCATCTCACGGTGCTGCGCCCGGACGGCAGCGAAGTGGTCTTGCGACGAGACATCGGGCCGGAGCGCATCTGGTACGCCAACCTGCCGGATGGACGCGTGGCCCTGTCCAATGGCCTGATCCATGCGATTACCGATAGCACGAGTTGCTTGCCACTGGGCATTGATGCGCCACCGTCGCTGGGTGTGCCAGACTTCATCTACGGCGGTCTGGACGCCGGACAGTATCGTTACCACCTGACGTACACCCGGCTTGCGGATGGCATCGAAGGGCCAGCCGCCAGTTCAGAGCCACTGTCGGTAGCGCCGCAAGCGGGGTTGCTGCTCGTGGGACTGCCACAGGTGGATGGGTTCAAGATCAACGTGTACCTGAGTGGGAAGGACGGCGCCGGCGCGTACCTGGCTGGCTCAACGGCGGGCAGTGAGTTCGAGTTCACAGGCGTCAATAGCGACCTCTTGTTGCCGTGTCGCACCCTGGATACGTCCAGGATTCCGGCCGGCAAGTACCTGGCCGCATGGCGTGGACGCGTCCTGGTGGCCGATGACGCGACGCTGTGGGCCAGTCGGCCAATGAGCACGCACCTCGTGGAGTGGCGCGACTTCAAGCCGCTGCCCGCGCCCATCACCATGGTCCAGCCGGTTGATGGCGGCATCTACGTTGGCACCACCACGGATCTGGTTTGGCTGGGTGGGGCCACTTGGGATGCACTGGCCTACCGTGAGTTGCGCCGCGGCCCGGTGGTCCCAGGCTCCGGGGTCAACGCCCCAGCGCACGAGATTGGCGAGGGCATGGGCTCCGGTGCCGCAATGATCTGCATAGCCGGTGGCGAGATCGTGGCCGGCAGCAGTGGCGGCGAGGTCACCAGCTTGACCGCCGGGCGGTACAGGGCCGATGTCAGCGAAGTGGTGGCAACGTACCGCGAGGTGGCCGGGATTCCACAGTACGTCGCGGTGCCGCAATGACGCTGTGGAATCCGTTTGCGTTCACCGTCGCCGGCCAGGCCCGAGATGTGGTGGCGCCGGTGCAGCTTCTGTCGCATGGGCAGATGTCAGTGGATCAACGAGCAGGCATCGCGCGCGCACACTACGCGTTCACGGAGATGGCCCGGCTGCACCCGGGGCGCAATCCGGCGACGCATGGTGAACTCAACGATGGCAGCCCATACCGGATCTACACCATAGGTCCGCAGACTGTTGTGGAGGTCTGGCCGGTCGAGGGCGTGACATCCGGGCGATACCCGCACGGCATCGGCCTCGTCGTTGACCGCAATGACGTGCGGTATCTGGCGCTTCTGACCTACAACACGGCGCTTGGCGCCTGGAGCGTGCAGGAGCCGGACGATTTCATTGGCAACACGAGCGAGTGGTCTGGCCTCGGTGGGGCTGCAAATTATGTGACGTACCACAACGCGACGGACGCCAACCTGGGCAATGCGTATTTCCGCGCAGGCAAGGCTCAGACACCGATGCCCCCAGGCACCATCAGCCCGACGCGCGCAATCACTGCGAACGCGATGATCTATCAGTTGCCGCCCAATGTCCAGATAGACCGGGCGGCGGTGACGCGGGATCGCTTCTACACTTTATCTATGTTGCGTAGGGTTTCTGGTAGCCCGAACAAGGTGCGGTTTGAAGTCCGGCACGCGCCTCCAATCCCCATACCGGCCGCCCAAGTTGAGCGCTTCGCCGCCCCGGAGGTCGCACTGTCGAAGGCGATTGAGAACAGCGCGAGCTTTGATGTTGCGGCAGTAAACACCAGTTTTGAAGTGCCACCGTCTGGCGCCTTCGCCTCGGCGCCGGTATTTGCGGCAGCCGCTGCGGGTGAAAACTTCCTGCTGACCGGCGATCGGAGCCTGCATGCCAAGTTCCCCGTGTACCCGGCTGCAGCGTTCTTGCGTTTCGATCCGACCACACTTACCGCTTCACTGAAGGCGGAGCCGCATGAGTGGGAGTTGACGCGCTCGCGGCGACTGAAGTATTCCTTGGACTCGGTGATGAAGGACAGCGCGACGGAGACGCTGACAGTGGGTGAAATATTGGAGGAATTACCGGTAACGGTAACTGGGTCTCCGCCGGAATTTGGTGCTGACTTAGATTTCACCGTCGCCATTCTGGCTCGTAAACATGACCGGTTTTGGCGCACCGAAAAAACCGAGTGCACTTATGACCGCGTTGCGCTCGTGGCGTTCGCCCGAGATGGGACGGAGCTTAAATATCGCCAGAAAATAGACTTTGTTACCTCGATAGAGGAGGCGAATGAAGCAGATAGCGTGAACATGGTATGGGTTTCTCCGTCAGGAGGAACTGTCGATAATTCAGAATATCTCGCCCCTCACTCTCCAGGCTTTGTCCTGAGTACTCATATCCCTTCTTTTGCGCCTGGGTCGACTATTGTGCAGTCGCCCGATATATATTCTAACCATGGGTGGCCCATGATTGGGAGCTCATATCTTCCAGATAAATTTAACGCTCTATGGCAGGCTAATACTTCGGGACTCGCTGCAAACTACAGTAGAACCAGACGCGACCACATGCGCAAAACGCTAAGCACTCCGTGGGGCGCTATAAAAGTAATCGACGACGAATTTATTGCGGAGAAGAGCGAACAATATGCGGATCGCGATGATGATGGGGTGAAGGCGGCCACCGTGGAAGCGGCGTCGGTGCGGCGCATCATGATTGACATCATACCGGAACTCGGGCTTATATCGTTCGTTAATAATAGAATAGATCCAATACAAACTGCTGCGGAGGGCAATATTGTAGTCACTACGCGGTCGCAGGCGGAAGTGTGGTTTCAAGGGCAGATTATATGGAGGGGTCCAGAGACTGTCGGGACCTCTACCAAGTACATAAATACGAGTGACTGGAATATAGCGTCGGCAGACGATCGAGATTACATAGGGACAGGCAACGCGCCTGTTGACGAATATGCATACCGAGTCACGTATCAACCCGCGAATTGGGAGTATGAGCGGATAGTGCACGAGGGCTATGTGGAGCTCAACTTCCCTACTGGTCGAGATTCACGCGAGGGCGAGCTGTCCATGTCGATCCCGCAGTCGTTCGACATACAAACGCCCCCCACTCCAGGCGGGCGCTTTCCGTTTATCGAATGGACGATAAGCGCAACCGCCGAAGGCGTGCAATTTGTCCCGGGGCGGGATGCAGGAAGCGGCGCACGGGTGGTTGCGTTCAAAGTGGGAGGGCAGATAGAAATCGCGTACGCTTTCGCGCCCGGCGGCAGCTACACGGAGTTGAGTGGGTTGATCGCGGGCCGAGATTCGGACCTGCGCGCCGGGTACGGGAGTCTTACCGAGGTGGTTTCAGTATGAATACGATCGTTTGCAACCTCAAGAACGGAGCGGTCACCGAATACACATGGCCGCAGTGGCAGAGCATCACGCCCACGCACGCGGGCGCTTCGTCCGGTCTGGCGGAGTTGGGCGGCAACACGGATGATGGCGAGCCGATCGAGTGGTCCATCAGCCTGCCGCGGCAGCACCGGGGGACGACGCGCAAGAAGCTGGGCCGGTGCGCCTACGTGTCCTCTCAGGGGGCGGCGGACATGGCGTTTGCCGTGCGCATGCCGGACAACGTGTGGTGGTATCCCATGCAGCGGCGAGCAGATGACATCGCGCGCTGCGAGCTGGGCCGCGGCCTGCGACCGAATCACATAGGGTTTGCACTGCGCGGCACCTCCGATGAGGATGTGACCATTGACCGTATAGAAGTCGATGAGGTCGCATCGAAGAACCGGAGAGTGTGATGGCGTTTTCAAGCCCGGCTGTAGCCGTACAGATCGTCCAGGACCGATACGAGCAGTCCATCGGGCTGGCTGATACCGTCTACGATGAAGTCAAGTCGTTCCAGGATGCGCTGGCCGACACGGTGTACGCTGCGCCCACGATCAGCGTGCAGTGGGAGTCCCTGGCCGCTCCCAGCCTGCCGCAGATACCGGACCTGCCGGACCTGCCGGACACCGACTTCACGGAGCCCGCGGGCGAGCCGACTGCGTTCAGCGGGTCCATTGCGCCGGTTGATATAGATGACTTCACGACGCCGGCGCCGAGCATGAACATCGGCCCGGCACCGACGATCGCCATAGGGTCCGCCCCGGTGCTGCCGGCTGTGGGCGAGATTGCTGTGCCCGATGCGCCGACGGTGAACCTGCCCAGCGTGCCGGACATGTTGGCACTGCAGCCCGTGCAAGCGCCGCTGATCGATCTGCACGACGGCTGGCTGGATCGCCTGGAGGACGTGCCCGAGCTGACGCTGCTGCCGCCGGCGCCCATCGACTACTCGCCCAGTGGGCAGTACGCGTCGCACATGCTGGAGTCGCTGCAGGCGCGGCTGCAGGCGAACCTGCTGGGCGGGACCGGCATACCGGATGTGGTGGAGCAGCAGATCTGGGACCGGGCGCGGGACCGCGAGACCGCGGCAGCGCTGGCGGCCGAGGAAGACGTGAAGCGGCAGGCCGAGGCGCTGGGCTACCCGCTGCCGTCTGGGGTGATGGCAGCGCAATTGGCGCAGGCGCGCCGTGAATACTTCGACAAGATCTCGGGCCTGTCCCGCGATATCGCCATCAAGCAGGCCGAGCTGGAGCAGCAGAACATGCAGAGCGCCATCCAGGGCGCCATGCAGCTTGAGGGCGCCATGATGGACGATGCCTACAAGCGGGAGATGCTGGTGTTCGAGGCGTCCAAGGCCGCGGCCGACAACGCGGTGGCGATCCACAACGCGACCATCGAACACTTCAAGGGCTTGCTGACCGGCTATCAGGCGTATGCCGCCACCTACGACACCATCATCAAGGCCGAGCTGTCCAAGGTGGAACTGTTCCGGGCGCAGCTCAGCGCGGAAGAGGCGAAGGTCAACATCAACCGCGCTCTGGTGGAGCGGTACAAGGCGGAGATCGACGGCGCTCTGGCCAACGTGCAGGTGTATTCGGCCCGAGTCGATGCGGCGCGCACGCTGGTGGACATGGAGAAGACCAAGATCGAGGCCGGCGGCGAGCGAATCAAGGCGTTCGTGGCCACGGTGAATGCCGAGACCGCGAAGATCGATCTGTACAAGGCCCAGGTCAGCGCCGAGGAAACCAAGCAGAAAGCTTATGGCGAGCAGGTGCGCGCCTACGCGGCCAAGGTCAGCGCCCAGGCGGAACGCGTGCGCGCCAACGTGGCCGAGTTCCAGGGCCGGGTGACCGCCAAGCAGGCGGAGTGGGACGGCTGGCGCTACAAACTGCAGTCTGCGACCACGAAAGCGGAGATTGCCGCACGCAAGTCCAGCATCATGATTGACGGCTACCGGGCTAGTGCGCAGGCAGCAGAGGCGCAGGCCGCGTCCGTGATGCGTCGCTGGGAGGCGGACATCAAGCAGTACGAGGCCAGCAAGGAGCTGACGTTCCGCGTGCAGAGCGCCAACGCGAACGCGACCATGCATGCCTACGACGCGCGCATGGAGGCAGCGAAGGTCGGTCTGGCCACCGCGTCGCAGCAACTGGCCAGCGCCTGGGCATCGGTGGCCACGTCGGCCGGTATTCGCTCCAGTGCATCAGACAGTTTCAACTACCAGATGTAGGGTTTGCATTCGCCGTGATCGGTGGGAACAATGACTGGACCAACCAAGGAATCGATATGCCCAATGCACACGAATTCGACCTGACGACAAAATCGAGTTACCCGATGCGCCAGGCGCGCGGCTTCAAGCCGGGCTGGAAACCAAGGGTGAAGCAGTCTGGCTTCGGGTTTGACCCCAATCGGAGTCGGGCCGGCGGCTCTGTTTCTGGGCCGGGTACGGGCACCAGCGACTCGATCCCTGCGCGGCTGTCGCATGGCGAGTACGTGCTGCCGGCCGACACGGTGCGTGCGATCGGGGTGGAGAATCTGGACGCGCTGCGTGATGCGACGCATACGCCAGTTGCCCCGCAGCAGCCGGGTGAGCCCCAGCACTTCTTTGCCACCGGCGGCCTGGTCGGGCAGAACGTGGGCGATGACGATGAGCGTCGGCGAAACAGCTTTGGGGATGCTGCGGCTGCTTCGCGCAACACAGGTGTGACTCAGGTTGGCTCTGCACAGCGACCAGGAATTCTGGCGCGTTCGTTTCCCGGTACGAGTGCGGCCGTTCGCGGCGTCGGTGACGATATCAGGAGCGCGTATAAGACAGGGGGCGTTGGCGCTGCCATCGGCACCGGCATTCGCACCGGAGCAGCGCCGGCCATTGGTATGGTTGACGACACGATGCGCGCAGCTGGCCGGGCACTGGATCCGGCTGCGACGGCGCTGCGGACGGCAGTGACCGGGGATCCGACACCCATAGCTCAGGTACGGCGACAAAGCGCGGCGACCCGTGGTGTGGTTCCCACGGCGCAGGCTGCAACGCGCCCGGCCACGACAGCGGGCAGCCCCGCCCGCACGCCGCAGATTGCGTCGCTTCCCAGTGTGGAAGAGTTGGTGAGGCGTGCAGCGGCGCCGGCAGCTACGACCGGCACGGAGATTCGCCCCGGCATCTACCAGCACGGACCGGGACAGTTCAGCGATCGCCCCGATGGCATGGGCTTCTCGGAAGGGTTCACGGGCAATCCGAGCCAGCGCAATATCGCAGCCATGGATGCTCTGGCGGCCCGCAGTCAGGCCGATGTGACCCGGCGCGCTTTGGAGCCGCGCGGATTTCAGCCGGGCGTGTACCGACCTGGGCCGTCCACCCGGGATTTGGCCATACAGCTGGCTGATCCGTTCACGGATCTGGGGCGTGCCCGGCGGAATCTGCGTATCGGCCTTGAGGGCCAGGTGGAGCGCGAGCAGCGTTCAGGCAGTCGGCGTAACCGCAGTGATCGTTTCGCGCGGGATCGCATTGTGAATTCGATGCTGGAAAACTTCGATAGGCAGGTTCTTCAATCGGGACAGGCGCCGGACAGCGTGGACCGCTATAGGGCGGACTTGCAAGCGCAAAGCGATGCGCAGCGCAACGCGATCGACCAGCAGCAGGCGGACCAGGTGGCGCAGACCGCGGCCGTTGAGCGCCAGGCTCGAGGGTTTGATGTGGGTGCGGCAGCGATGCGGCAGCATGTGCTGGATCAGTATGCAGCCGCAACGACTCAGGCGGAGCGTGACGCATTGCGTGCCCGGTATCCGACCATCTTCCAGGCTGAAGAGCAAAGCCTGCGCGATAACTTCATGACCGTGGGTGGTGGTCAGGAATGGGATGAGCGGGCCGGCCAGTTCCGCAATGTGCCGCAGCGTCTGGTGGATCTGCGGTCGGGGCAGGAGGTTGGGGGTGGGCAGGCTGACGCGCCCACGATTACGAATGACGCGCAAGGTCAGGCGATGCTTGCCGCATTGCCGCCCGGCTCAGAGTACATTGCCCCGGACGGCACGCGTCGGCGCAAGGATTAGCGCACGCGTGTAGACCCCTTTGCCCACCACTGGTCACCGGGGTCTTGCGGTTGCGTCAGTAAATCCTTGCCGTAGTTCGGGTCCGCGAACGGGTTGTCCGATGACACGACACGACCACTCGGAGCATGCACCCCCTGCGCCTCTTCATACGTGAACGAACGTTGGCGCAACTCGTTGGCGCCAATCCTGCCGTCTAAGAAGTTGTCGATCTGTGTGCTGTGTGTGGCAGTCTGATTCCACGGCGGATCGGCAAGCGCAACAAGCCCAATCGCCACCCCTACACCTACAGCAGTAGAAATCAAGGCGGCAGGGATCCAGCCTTTCTTGGGCTCAAGCCAGTAGTAGGTGAGGAACCCAAGAATCGCACCGACGGCTCCCAGCATCTTGACGCCGATGGCGGCCACGATGATCGGCCACCAGATTGAGGGGCTGGTTTTGTTCGCCGCAGCAGCGCCAGCAGCAGGCGAAGATGGTGGCACAGGCGGCTCGACGCCGCCGGTCGGCGGTTGCGGCGGTGCTCCTTGTTCCTGAGCGCGCGCTTGACGCAGGGCGTCGTCATATCGCCGGCGCAGATCGGGATCACGCAGAACGCGATAGGCGTTGTTGATTTGCTGCATCAGCTTTGCAGCGGCTGCGTCACCCGGGTTCTTGTCCGGGTGAAACTTGCTACTCAGGGATTTGTAGGCAGCGCGGATGACCTCGGCGGAGGCGCTTTCCTTGATCTCCAGCGTGTCGTAGAGGGTTCCCATCCCCGCATGGTAGCAGCCTGTGCGGGAATGGGTTGCGGTTTTACGCCTGCGGTGCGAGAGTTGTCGCGCGTTCAGTACGCGATCGTCAGCAGCCCAGCGCTGCCGTTGTAGACAACGGGACGATGTCGCGCGTGAATAGAGGAAGTATACGCGGAGCCCGATAGCCTGCGGGCGCGTAGTGACCCCGCATAGGGTTTGACAGAACCTCGAGGCGCGGTGATTCTCGGGGGTATGCCACAAGACATGAACGAATGGTGGAAGCAGGGCTCGACTGCGGTTGAGCAGCGGGCCACGAGCACGTCAAAGAACTGGTGGGAGTCCGGCGCAAAGCGGGTTGGCGATGAACCTGCGGCCCCAAAGCCCACCCGCGGACTGAGTGGTCTTGCCAAAGACACCGGCATCGGCCTTGCCCAAGGCGCGATCGGCCTGGCTGGCGCGGCGGGTGACGCCTATGGTCTGGCGTCCGGAAACATGGACAACGCGCTGTCTCGCACGACAGATCGATGGCGCGAGTCTCTGGAAGACAAGAAGTCCGACGATCTGAAAGCACGCATCCGGCGGCGCAGCGAAGCGATTGAGTCTGCCGACAGCACACTGGGCAAAGCGGGAGCTGCGATCAGGGAAACGTTGACCGATCCGGCGCTGGCTCTGGATACAGCGGCTACGAACGTTGCCACGCTGCTGCCGGGAGCGGCAGCGGGCCGGGCAGTTGGGGCGGCCCGGGCGGCACGTGGATTTCAGGCGGCGCGCGCCGGCGGGCAGAAACTGACGGAAGAGGCGAAAAAGCAGGTTCTCAAGCGGGCCGGGCGAGAGGCTACGGGAACGGCCATTGGTGTGGGGGCGCTGCAGCAGGGTGTTGATGTTGCGGGCGGGGCTTACAGCGATCTGATGGCGCAGCCCGATGAGGTGTGGGATGCCATGCCCAACTTTGCCGGTGCGCTGGCGCGGCACAACGGGGACCGGCAGGCGGCGAAGCATGAGCTTGCTCTGTCGGTGGCCAGGCGGTCTCTTCCGGTAGCGGTCGGGATATCGGTGGCATCACAGGCGTTACCTGGAGCGCGGGCGCTGGAACGCGCCATTGTTGGTGCGTCGACACGTGGTGCGGGACAAGCCGCAGGACGGTTGGCCGGTACACGTGCGGCGGTCCGTGGCATCGTGGGCGAGGGCACACAAGAGTTGGCGGAAGAAGGGGGTGGACAGCTTGCATCCAACATCGTCGCCAGAAGCGCGACCGGAGATGATCGTGGTGTGTGGGACGGTGTAGGCGAGGCGGCCGGCATGGGGTTTGCCGGCGGCGCACTGCTGGGTGGCATTGGCGGTGTGCGTGAGGGACTGTCGGCGCGGCGTGAGGCGGCGCTGCTTCGTGGTGACACGCCGTCTGTGGAGCAGCCTCCCATCGGGGCGCCGGGTTGGACCACTTCCCCTGGTGCCGGCGACCCGGATGCGATCGAGGCTGCGCCTGCAGTCGATCCGCGGCTTGCGGCGGCAAATCTGTTTGACCCAGGCACGAGTCCGGGCGCTGCACAGGAGCCGCAGCCGGGCATGGAATTTCGGCCCGAGTTCGACACTGGCGACCTTGGGCTGGAAGATCCGGCAGAGGCCGCCCGCGCACGCGCCGCGACGGTGGATTTTGAGCCGGAGCCAGTCGTCCCGCAGTGGGACACCGAGTTGGGTGCGGCGCCTGAACCGCAGGGCCTGGATGTTCCACTGCCAGAGTTCGATACGGGTGACCTGGCGATTGATGAGCGCCCTCTGAGTGAGCGGCTTGGACTGGATCCGGCTGCCGGGCCGCTGTCTGCAGCGGCTGCGCGAGCGGTGGACTCGGGGGCATCGCAGATGTTCACCGATGTGACGTTTCTGGGCGCCACCGGGCGGGAGCTGGTGCCACAGGGCCAGCGGCGGGAGATACGCGATGACAGCGGCATTGTAGATGTGGATGCGCGCGTGGTGCCAGACCGTCAGCTGACCCCGGTTGCGCAAGGCGCATTTGACTCGGGCGTCTTGGCGTTTCAGGCCGGAATGCCAAGGTCTGAGCTTGAAGCTATCCCCAATGTCTCGCAGCGCACGATCCAGCTGCGCGGCTACGACGCGGCGGCAAGACAGATTACCAACCAGCCAGGAGAAGCCCGTGGCACTGAAGCCCGTCAAGCCCAGCAGGAAGGCGCGCAACGAGCGCCGGAAGGAACAACGCCAACGCTACCAGCGCCGCAGGTAGAGCGCCGATTCCTGTCCGAGCGCGGTGCCACCGAGTTTGTGCAGCAGAACGACCTGCAGGCGACGCACGAGATTGCGCGGCGCAACCGGGCGTTTGTGGTACGGCCCCGGGAAACGGGGGCGGCTGAACTGGAGCTGGAGGCGAATGCGGCGGCAACCAGTTCGGTGAATACG